TTGCTGCTACTAGTTTTGGGCATGTATTAGGTATAGGAGTGATTCAAGGACTAGCATATAGTGGATATTTAAATTGGATACAAACAAGTTCTGCTGGAGGTGCATTGTTATGAAGCGTGGTGATATAGTTAGAATTAAACGACCTGAATCTTATTGGTTTAATGAATGTGGAAAGATTGTTTCTATAGATACTAGTGGTATTTTATATCCAATATCAGTGAAGTTCAAGAAAGTAGATTATAAAGTTTATAGTGGTGTAGATGGTGGTAATACAACAAATTATTTTGCAGAAGATGAATTGGAGGTAGTATGACAGAAGAACTAACAGGTAAGTTACCAAAGTATTGTGAGAGTACTGGTGGACTGATTGATCCTAAATTTAATATTGATGGCTTTAATCCTCAAAGAGATTATCCTAATCGTTCTTATGCTGAAACCTATGCTATTACATGGAAGAGTATAAAAGAACAAGCATTTGAATTGCCTACTGGTGGTGCTGCTATCATGCACGAAGGTGATAATATAATGTATTTTGCTAGAAAGGAGCAGTGTTTAGCACTTGGAACACAATTCAAGACAGATATTAAACCACGAATAAAAGACTATAAAATTTATAGAGTATATCAAAATGGTGAGATAGAGTTTTTATATCCAAAGGATGGTGTTCCATCGGAAAAAGTAAATGAAGGAAGACCGATGGTTAATCATAACCCAAGACGTATAGGTCAAAATCCAAATCCAGTAGAACTTAAATTCAGTGGGAAGAAAACTTATGAGTGATAATATAATTTACTTTTTTTACTACTAAACCCCTTATTTTATTTACTATCCTGAGGAAGTCCATTTTTTAACAGTTTACCCAATTCAGCCGTTGATCCTACAAACAATGCATTATTGACAGTAGATGGTCCTTTAGATTGCTGTTCTTCGTTTACATCTTTCAATTTTTTCTGAAGATCCATTAATTTATCAGTGGCATCAGAAACACTCTTGATTAATTGTCCTGCTACCTCATATGCTCTTGGCATTTCACTCTCTTGAGCAAGTTCAAGAATTCCATCAATTGCTTCTTGTCCTTTTTCAATGATAGAATATAAATTGCCTCTTGTATATTCATAATCTCTAGTTATATCATCTTTGGTTGGTGGTTTTTGTATTCCAACAGGTTCTTTAACTTCAATAGAATCCACTTCCACTTCTGGAGTAATATTAAAGGCATTATCTAGTTGTTTCATGATTAGATGAAGGATCCATCAAATCCAAAGTCATCCCCAATTTCTATTAGAGAATTAGTTGTAGCAGTAACCTTATTCACCGCAGCACCAGAAACGTGTGCAGTCGGTGTAGTTCCATCTTGACCTCTCTTAACGACCAACTTATTACCACTCTTCTTATCAACATATATGGATTCACTATCAACAATGACATAGGTATTAAGTTCAATACCAGATGAATCATTAACCTCCATGAGAGTGCCTTCAACACCCATATCTTCAGATAGATTGGTTGTTACATCATTATCATAAGCCTTAGTAGCACGAGGAACAACAGAGTATGTAACATCTCTTGTAGGTGTCTTGGTAGTACCACCAACAACGTATCCAATTTTTGCAGATTTGATAAGATCTTTGGATGCTGCAGCAGTGTCTCCAACAGGACCAAATAGGTATGTTTTTGCAGTAAATCTAAATGTATAAATTAATGATCTACGAGTTGTAAAATCTCCCTCATAGTCATCTTCCATTGTAATGTTTTCAATAATAACAGGAATATCTCTCTTCTCTCCAATAGTACTTACAAGGTCAACACTTAAATTATATGAAGGTTGGAAATAGGGTAATATCTGTTCTACAATCTGAAGCATATCATCATTCAACTTCGTAAATACTGAAAGTTCAAAAGACATGTTATAAGGAACAGGCATATATGTTTTTCGTATAGCCGTTGCAATTCCTACTGTATGTGACTTAAATGTTTGAGTTGTTGTTACTTTCCTTGATCCATCATATTGCAATCCCACAAATTCAAACGACATTCTAGGTAATGTGATTGAAGTAGGTTTATTAAGATCAGGAGATTGTTGAAGACGTGCTAAAAACTTCTGAGTAGGTCCATATGCAAGAGGAACTCTGATAGTACTTACAACATTATCATCAGAATCTTCATGCTGAATTTCTATTCCATTAAAAAGGGTTCCAAACGAAATAATCGTTCTTCTCAATATTTCGTGATAAAAATACTCAAACATTTCTATAAACCTATTGTATTATATTTAGGGAGTTCCGAATGGATTGGTCTCACTGAAGTCTAAAATAGAATCTGCTTGAGTTTCTATTTCTAAGTTATCAGGATATTCGCTTACTGTATTATCTAGTTGTTCAGACTTTAATTGATAAGCAGCTCCACTTTCTGATCCAGTAATATCTTCTCCTGCTATAAAGTCTCCTGTAGTATTAGAGATGACTAATACACCTGTTACAGCATTCCAAGTCTTCACAAGGGCAGTCTTACCACTCTGAGAACCAGTTACAGTCTCATTATCTATAAAGTCTCCTGTTCCTGCCATATAAGGAGATCCAATAGTAATTGTAGGTGCAACAGTATAACCAGCACCAGCATAAGACATGTAAACATTGGAAATAGTTCCAGCAGAACTTACAACCGCAATAGCAGATGCAGTGGTTCCAATACCAGGTCCACTGATAGTTACAGAAGGTGCAGTAGTATATCCAGAACCACCATCAGTAATCGTAACAACACCCACAACATTATCACTGATTCTACTTGTTGCAGCAGCTCCCACACCATCATTGTTACTACTTAATATAACAACTCCAGGATTATCAGTATATCCAATACCTGGATTTTGTACATAGATTCCTTGTACCTTAGAACCTATTTCCGATCCATCACAATTAATAATACCATCAAGAAGAGTTGCAATACCAACCGCTTGGCCTCCTATTGTTGGAGAAGATGAAATCGCTACATTAGGTGCAGCAGTGTATCTTTCACCTCTATCTGTTATAACAAATTGATTAATACCACCCGTAGTTACAACTCCTGCGATTGCTGTTGCGGTACTTCCTGCAGCAACCAAAGTAAGAGTTCGTAAGTTGAAATCTACATCAACTGTATCATCAATATCCTCAATACCAGTATCAATAATCTCATCTTCTGGTCTGAATAGTTCACAAGTCAATGTATATACGTAATTTTTCTTTAACTGATAAAATGGTTTCTCATGCTCTACAAACTTAATCTCAAATAATCTATCACCAAATGGGAAATATACTAAATCTCCTTCTCTAGGTCTATCAAATATTTCAACATTGGGTAAATCAATATCAGGTAAATTCTTCATCAAAGGGGAAATATAATTTTCATATCTTTCTCTTGAGATAGTTACAGTTAATTCCTTATTGGATTGAATACCAAACTTAGAAAGCAATACAGTATTATCCCCATACCCATCAAAATTTTCTACATATGCCTCAATCGGATAGGAATTATTGAACTTAGATTCAATTACTTCTCTGATAATAGTATTAGTAGTTGCATACTGACGAGGAAGATAATGAACTTCCACACCATATATCGTTAATTGTTCATTAATTAAATCTTGTACAAGATTCTGTTCACTCGTTGATCCTTGTAGAAAAAAGGGATTTAATGCCATTATCCTATCATATCTAGAGGTGGTAATTCATAAGTATTGGACATCATCTCTCTTATAATTTCGAGATCTTTCATTCCATCTTCATAGATTGCTCGACCATCAAGTTCAACTCCACCAGGAAGTTTTACTCCTTGGAACTTGATTAAGTTTTGCCCCCACTGTCTTTTTAAATTAGCTGTAAAATACTTTTTAAGAAAAGAATCATTATATACTCTGGTATAATCATTTGGATCAAGAGTTCTGAAACAGTCCAAAATTAACCAATCACCTACAGTAACACTTTCCCAATCAATATCAAGATACAATCTATCCATTCTTTGATTAAATCTTATTTGCTTTTCAGTAGTCAATAAGTAATCAATATCCGACAAATAAGTCTTTGTCATTGCATAACTTAAAAGACCGTCATATCCAAGGTTAAAAGCAACATCATTTAAGAATAACTGATACTTAATACTAAACATATTATTAGTAGCAGTATTACTTCCGTCAAAACGAAATACCTTATAAACACCAATAACAGCAGGAGGTATTTGTAAATAATTGCTATTCTCTTTCCAATCAAATTCAACTGCTACCCCATTAATTGTTGAAGAAGTAGTAGTTGTTGTTATCCCTGTTACTCCAGATTCTTTAGGTCCTTTTCCTCTATCAACGTCTTCTTGCGTAAACTGATATTTTAAATATGTTTGTAATACTCCATCAAAATGTCTTTCATGAAAATACTGGATTGAATCATCCAATATATCCTCTACTTGCTCGTCAGCAACATTAATTTCTAGCACAGGGGCTCCTAACTGCCTCTTAGCATAATCTATTAACTGTGCTCGGCTTGCTGGTTGTGCCATGTATTTATTATTCCTGTGAAATTATTTAGGAAGGTGCGGAAGAGATACCTGCCTTAACTATAATCGAACCCTGAACTAACCTATAAATCGTAGATGCTGTAGATACCCTACTGAAGGTTACAGCAGTACCAGGGAGGATCTGAGACCCCGATGTGAAGGCAGTTCCCACTTCAATGGTATTACCCGTAGAAACGGTAACTACAGGTACATCTGTAAGTTGATCACTTATTGTTACAGAGTCACCAACCGCAACATTAGTAACCTTATTTAAGGTAAATGTTGTTGTACCAATACCAGCAGTACTTCCTACTGAAATTGCAGTTTCTAATACATCTGTAGTATTAGATGAAGAAGCAGAATTCACTAAAATATCATAAACATATCTTCCTCCTGCTAAACTTCTAGTCTGAGTAGACCCTAAAGAAATTTCTATTTTTCCTCCAGCTTCACTAGTAAATCCTACTGCGAATGTAGCAGCAACAATATCTGTAGCACCTACTGCCACACTCTTAATCATTTGAGAAGAACCACTATAATCAGTAAAATTAAAAGCAGTTCCGTTAGGGTTGGTTACTGTGAATATATTACTAAAATTAGCACCACCATTAATAGTCAAATTTGACTCATAAGGAGTTCCCGATGCAACATCAAATGTTATATTTTGATTAGCCATTTACTAACTCCTTGAGTAAAGATTTAATTTCATTAATCTCATTTTTTAAATTATCAAGATCATCTTTCATATTATCTATTTTATCATTTCCACTATTTCTCATTTTTTGTTGAGTGATATATTCATTATATCCAGTGGAATTTTGATTCACAATAGAATTTGTTTTAGGGTCTCTATATAATCCACTATGACCCTCTACTTTAAGATAAGACATTTTAGGCAAGTGCTAGGACTCGAAGATCTTTCACACGAGGAACATATACCTGATTAGTAGATGTCATCACCAGTTTAATTCTATAATACCTAAAAGAAGGAACATCCGTTGCAGTGAAAATTCTTTCTTTAAAGTCACTAGAATCAGGTGTACTTAATACATTGTTAGTAGGTGCTACAAATACATCAGGTCTTCCATCATTATCAGCAGGATCAATTACTTCTCCTTTTTCATTAAGATTGTTATATCCTGGGAAAGGCCTATAAACTGGTTCAAAGTTTTCATTATCACCAATTGCATAAAATGCCCTAATATCACAACTATCATTTAAATAAACATTGGCAATAATCTTGACAGAAGATGCAGGATTTTCTAATGCAATTTCTTTAGAAAGATATTGGAAAGCATTAGGATCATCAAATATACTATTAACTCTATTATCAGTGGTATAACTATTAATTCCAATAGGAGCATTAACTCTATTAGATACAAAGATAGCACTTATTCTTTGAGAATCAATTACAGGTGATAACTTAGAACTAACACTGGATAAATTAATTTGCATATTCATTGATTTATTTCCAGGTAATGCACTTAATTTATTTGTTTCATTAATCTTAGAAGCAATTATTCTAGGAGTAGAAAGAAGATTATTCTCCCCTATTGCAACCGTTTCAGATGTTTGTTCCAAATAACCAGTTTCACTTCCGTCTAAACTAGCACCACTAATAGTTCTTACTTGTGCTGAAACATTAGTGCCAGGAACTGTAAGAGTTTGTAGTTGAGGATTAATTATTTCAAAAGGAATATTTTGAGTAGCAGTTGCATTAATTCCTCCTGCTGTTTGAGTTCTATCTGTATATAAAATAGGGAAACTTTCTCCTGTAGATCTACCAAGTCCACTAGAACCCATATCCAATTTAATGGTATAAGAATCAAAAGTAATTGGATCTGCAGTAGTTACATCAGCTAAGTTATGAGTTTTATTAATCCTTCTTAAGGAAACGCCACCCAATTCATATTTGTAAACAAGTGTTCCTGCAAGATAATTCTTAGCAGTACTAGAATCAATTGATCGAGAAGTAATTCCTATATTGGTTCCTGATGCAGATTCATAAGAAAGAATCTCATCCCCGATCTGTAAATAACCATAGTTGGTCGTTCCTACTCCTACACTTTCAAACGTATCTAAGTTATTGACATTTTCTACAACGATCTCTCCTGTTGTAGTAGAATTTAAATCATTAGTTAACTTAGTTGGAATAATGTCAGTTTGGACATCAGAAAGAGTAACAAAATTATCACTAAAATACATTCCATGATTTTCATGATTAACTACAATTTGATCTCCACTAGTAACCTCAGTAAGATCATTAATATAAACACCTCCTCCAACATTGTTAGCACCATTCAACTCAGTAGTGATACCAGTAGAACCATCTAACATGATATATTGAACTGTCTTACCAACTCCAGTTACAAAATTACCTTGAACATTATCAACAACTAATTGTGTAGCACTCGAAATCCCAACAACCGATAATCTAACATTAGCACCTATGGCCTTATTACCAATACCAGTAGATCCAATACTTAGAACATCACCAATCACATAACCATCTCCACCTGCTGTAATAGTCGCACCAGTTGCCACTCCATTCTCAACAGTAATTTTAGCAGTTGCATTAACACCACTTCCTGTTACACTACTTAATTTAACATCTGGGAATACAAATCCACCTGATGTTGGAGTAAGTCCAATACCAGAATTAATAATGTTTAAAGTTCCTGTTGCAATTCCTGCACTTGAAACATAATCACCCGTAGCATTACTTCCAAATTGCTTAATCGTATATCCTGCTTTTAAATTAGCATCTTCTAAATTAGATCCAATACCTATTCTTATTTTTCTAGAAGTGAGATTAATAGGATCTGGTAATAACCTTGCAATTTGCTCATTACCTAAAGACAATTCAGGACTATAAACTTGTATTGATCCTGTAGTTGCAAAATCTGCTCTGTATAAAGTAAATTTGAGATCTTCCCACTGACTTGGTTCCCATGTAGAACCATTCTGAGATTTAAATAAAGAACCTAAGAATGGTTGCTGAGCAGTAAATGTTCCTGTTATTAAATCAGATTCTCCTACTCTTGAAATAATTGCAGAATACTTATATGATTCTGAAAGAAGAACTATTGCATATTCAGTTCCACCCTCAACATATATTGGTGAATTAAATGTAAACGTTGTTGCCACAGAACCATCAGTAGAAGTACTAATATCAGCTGGTGATTTAACAATTTCAGAAAATGGAATAATCTTTGTAGTAGGAAGACCATTTACCATAGTCCTTAATTGGAAAGTAACAGGAAGATCTGTATCATCTTTGGTAGCAAAATAAACGTCACAACTTGTTAAGAAAACACCATTAGCATCTTCAACAAAGAAAGATTGGGCTAAAGGATCCCATTGTCTCCATCTTCTTTCAGTAACTTCAGTTCCTGCTACATTACTCCATGTACCAGTATTGCGTCTTTGAGTAACAGTTTGAGTTTCAACTCTTGCATTTCTAACAGAAACAATATCTTCTTGAACAGTTTCTAGAATTCCTGTAGATGTAAATCCTTCTTCTGCAAGTGTTTGTGAATTGTCTCTATCAAGAGTTTCGTTATTAATTAAAGTAAAGATTTTTTCCCCTGTTTCAAATCGTGGATGGGTCCCAACATCAGGATCTGGAATATAAAAACTTCCAATTAAATTTGCTCCAATATCAGATACTAATCTAACATTAGTAACAACGGCTAAAGCACCACTAGTTTCTCCAACTAACATCATATCATCTTCCACCCATCCCCAATATGATCCTTGAGGTTGATCTGCTAATGAGAAAGTATCAACATTTAAAATAGTAGAGGTTGATGAATAAGTAGCAGGAATAGGTTCAGCAGAATAAGGACTAGATCCATATTTCTTTGTAGGTGCATTATATGGACCTTCCATATGATTTGATTGTGCTACTCTAAACCTAATACTGGCATCTACTAAATTATTATTAGCGGGAGCACTTCCAATGGGTCTAGTTGTTCCAATAACAGTTTCCCCGATTTGGAATACCCCAGAAGACATTGAAATTTCTAATAGTTTTGGAACACAATATTGAGTTACATCTCTACCATCAAAGAATGCATATAATCTAGTAGATGGTTTAACTCTTTTGGAAACAAATTCAACATTACGAGATCTCATAAACCCAACAAGGTCTCTACTTACAACTCTATCTCCCTGTGAAGTCTGCTCAAATTGTTCAGTTACTAGTGTCCGAGTTCCTGTTCTTCTTTGGCTTTCTGTTATTCTCCTCTGCTGTCTCGTTGTCGCCAACCAGGGGTTCTGTTGCCTTCTAACCATATCACGTGCATGTCTTTCCCATCTACCTGTAGTAATAGTTCTAGTTTGTACTCTTCTTCCTGCCCAATTAGTCTGCCATGCACCCCATGTAACAGAGGAAAATCCTTGTTGAGGATTTCCACCAAAATTTCTAGTAAATTGAGCAACAGTTTCTGCAAAATTACCTTCCACATTAATAATATTTGCATCCAACCTTCTAGTATCAAGCCAGTTATCAGATGCTGGTGTAAGATCAAGAGTTCCTTTCCAGAATGATACCATGAAAGGAGTTACAGACTCACTTCTAGTTCCAAATGTTTGCTTTAACCACTCAACTTGATTATAATTAAGGGTTATTATATCTCCTGTTCTTTTAATATTAGTTCCTTGAGGATTAATATATCTTTTATCAGAATTAGCATTTACTCCTTCTACAGGTCCTAATTCTAAATCAACTGCAGTTGTATAATGTTTTGGTCTTAAAATTTGATTTTCTACATCTACACTATTCTTATACCCAACAAGAGTTGATTGAGAAAGAAAATTAGTAAAATTATCAACAAAAAATCCTGATTTAAATTTATTAAATCCTGCAGAGTCAGGAACAAATAAACTGGCCGTATTTGCTTCTAATAAAGAGAGAGAAGTATAATACTCTAAAGATGTAATTCTCTTTTCAAGTCGGTTGATATCCGACATCTTATATCTCTTATAATTTAAGAAGTTAATCGAAATATTATCTGTAGTATAAAGATATGGAGGAAGTTCGGCAGTCGCAATCTTCAATGCGTCATCAACTATTACTGGTTCTGTGGGAAAATCAGAAGGAGTACCATATTTAACTTGGAAAGTACCATCTTTGGTAATATAAATGGAATCCATTCTTCCAAGATAATATGAAAAATCAGTTAGGATTGTTTCATCGGATGCTAAAATATTAGCCGCAGAATTACCAGCAGCATTAAATTCTCTTCCATAAAATTCAAGAGGAGATCTAGCATCTTCAGCAACAATATAATCGGAAACTCTAGGTCGAATATCAATTAAATCAGTATTTCTAATACCATTTACTGTTTGAATTTCAGTAGTATAATTAAATGTATCATAAGAATTTTTAGTCGTAATATCACCATCATCAGTAGACTGATAATAACCATTGGAAAAATATATTTTTAATTGTCTAGTAGGTGCATCGGAGTCAGTTTTTCTTTGAATAGAAGGATATCCATAGAAAGATTGATTTTGACCATTTGTATAAGTAAAATTAGAAGATATATTAATACTAGTAAAATCTACAGTAACAATTTTTCCTTCAATTTTAGATTCTTCAAAAGAAACCACTTCATTCTCTTTAAACTTAATATCATTCTTTTTAATAATTGAAATTTTAGAGTCGGAAATTATTTCAGCAACAATTGCACATGCATTACTGGTTTTTCCAGTAATTTTTTCACCTACTATCAAATCCGAAGTTTTTCCTGTAGGTCCTGTTAATGATGAGAAAGTAATTGTAGGAGCTGATGCTTCAGAAGTATTAACAGATTCAAAAACACCTTCAACATCTATCAAATCTGCAACATTTAAAGATATATCTAAATCTTGAACTCTTGTACCATAAGGATAATTTCCAGAAGTCAAACCATCATTAATAGTGGTTGAACCAATACCAGATGCAGAATCAATAGATTTATTTACTACAATACTATTAACCCTATTTCTAATTTTCTCTTTTGCCTTAGGTTTTTGCTTCTTCAGTGTTGTAATAAGAGTAGCATCATCAATACCATCACTTAAACCTTCAATTTGCAATCTAGTAGAACCAGAAGTTATTTTAACTCTATCTTCTGTTAAAAGTTCAGTAGTACCATCACCTTTTATTAAAGTATATCTTTCTGGTTTAAAGGGTAAGAATGTTTCATTTGTACCAGCTGCAACTTGCTCTGAAAGTTGACCCCCGCTAATAAGAACGCTTTGAGTTTTTCTTATTCTTATAACTCCATCCGTTAAATCAACATTAGAAATATTACTATTTGGTAATATAGTATAATATGAATTATCATCAGAATCTTGTAAATTTGTACTAACAAGTGTTAAATCAGAAACTTGAGTAGTAACAGCAGGTAATTTACCATCAGCTACACCTGTAACAGTATTAACACCAGTTACCACAACATGAGTAGTACCAACACTTACGACAGATGCCATAATTGGTTCATTAAATTCACTAGTCTGTGATGGACTAAATTTAAGAATATTTCCAACCTTAATATTTCCTGGGAATATTGGATTAGTACTTCTTATTGAACTAATAGTTCCACTGGGATATCCAGAAAGACTAGAATCCCATGCAGTTGGTGAAAGGGTTGCAATACCAATATTAACAACATTTGTCTGAACAGTGTCTGCAGAGAAGGTCTGTGCAGCACCTACAGTATTCATACTAGGTCCATTAGTATTTCCAAAAACTGATTTAACATCAGAAATACCAAAAGAAGTTACTGCGATAGCAACTCTTGTGTTTTCTACACCATCAATTATAAAATTCTCATTTTTTATAAATTCTCCCTCTACTTCATATACAGATAATGCAGTACTACTCGTTACAGCATCTTTCAAAAATGCAGTAGCTCCACTCTGGTTTCCTTTAATATGAGTAGGAACAGTTAATGTTATATTTTCATTTAAAGTAATTTCAGTAACTGTTTGAATATCATATAATTTTAAATCCCATTCATTAATATCGGAGTTAGCTCTATCATATGATCCAGAATTTAAATCTGCATCATACACTCTAGCAACACCAATTTCTTTACCTGCAGGTAAGGTAGATGCACTACCTACTCTTTTATCTCTTAAACTTAAAACATAAGTATTACCAATACCAATCTGAGGTGATCCATATACTTTATTTAATTTTAAAGTAGCTCCTGTATTGAATTCAAGTGCTTGTTCCTCTACAAGTTGAGTAGTTCTTGGTTTAGGACAATCCAAATAGGTTGGAATAACAGTTTCTATATCATATCCCTTTACAAATGCTCTACCTGGTGAAACTTGATATAATGCAAGACTTTCGGAAGGAGATTTACCACTAGGTGTTACTTGATTGCTATTGTATATTCCATTATTACCTTGATAATTATTTAAAGATTCTTTTGCTTTGGTTGTAAAAGGTTTTACATAATAATCACCAGATTCAGCATATGTTCTTCTAGCTAATTCATCTGCAATATGTTGATACTCAGTAGTTTCTTTTTTAGATTTTAATACACCTTCTTCTACAGTTGCAAGTTCAATAAAATTATCATCATCAAAATCATCTAATGCCTTTTTAATTAAGGATGTTGATATTCTAAGTCTATCAGCACCAGGAGCAGAAAAATTAGTAAACCCTCTTGCATTATCATTTAACTGAGGATTAATATCTGCATTAATTATTTGTTCACTAAGAAAAAGTCCAATTCTATAACTAGGAGAATCGGAATATTGACTAAGAATAATAGATTGATCACTTACATTTACAAATTGACCTCTTGCAAAATAAATTCCTTGAGAAATTGAAAATATAGAACCTGATGAAATTGCACCTGATGCTAATGTTGATCCCCACGCTTCCCCTGACGCAATAGTAGTATTAGCAGATAAAATATCTTTATTAACACTTAATAATTCATCATCTAAAAACTTAGATCCAGCATTATCGGAAGTACTAGAACCAATATAATTTACATAAAGAGTAGTATTTCCTTTTTCTGAATTTCTTCCTATTAAAATTTTATCTACAACTGCTGTTACTCCTGAAGTCAGTCCAGTAATTGTTGCTCCTCTTACTTGATTAACATAATCACTTAAAGGAATTCCTAAGTATACATTTTCTAATTGAACACAATCATAAGGACTTATATAAGTTGTGTTACCAGGAACTATCTTCGCACCTTCTTTAAAAAAGTGTTGACCAAATTTTTCAATCTGATTTTGTAAAATAGATTGAAGATTATTTAACTCTCTTGCTTGTACTGGATAAGCAGGTTTAAATAATACCTTATAATAGTCATTATTTGCACTGAAATCATCAAAGTATGGAGCTACGTTTAGATTAGTTTCCTGTGGCATGATTCTTTAGAATTGCAAAATGACTTTAATATCTTCTTTTTGGTTGGTAGACCTTGTAATTGAAGGTCTATTATCAACGTAAATAATGTTTCCAGAATATTTTCTAACTTCTGGGTTAGCCACCCCTTTTGTGAATGACTGTCCAAGGTAATAGGTTTTACTATTTATTACAGTAGATACACCTGTAAATGAACTATGAATCCCTAAGGTAACAGATCCACCCGTAATATTTAACGATCCCTGATTTGCAGTAACGTTATTAGTAAATCTATGCAATTTGAATCCATACTCAGGATCGGTATTAGCAGTACCATTAGTATTAAATCCAGCAGTAGTTCTATCTTGCCAATACTTCAAAACTTGGGTATTTTGATCATAAGAAATAACTCTACCAACTGCAGTAGATCCTATTCCAATAGTTTGGGTAACAAAATCATCAGCAGTAAATGTAGCATTACTTGCCCCAACTCCCGTAAGTTTTAAAGCATAGGTAGCACTGGCTTTATCAATTTCTAAATTAGAACTAGTTCCATACGATTTGGGATTCTGTACAATTCCCACACGAGCAAATTCATTCCCTGTTATGAAATCAGGGTTTCCTGTATCATTTTCTATTCTACAATATATGAGAGAACTTTTTGCCCCCAATTCACGATATATATCAGCACCATGACCACCCTCAGGAGGAATAATAACATTAAATGCAGGAGCTGTACTTCCTACAGGTACTCCACCTGCTACAACATCCAAAGTACCAAAACTATAACCAGCACCACCCTTTGAGACAGTTACTGATTCCACTTTAGATGCACTATTAATAACAACAGTTGCTTCTGCCCCTGTTCCATCACCTTTAATAGGTACTCTTGTATATGATTGGTTTGCAGTACCTAATCCAGCCCCTCTATTTGTAATAGTAACAATTTTAAGTTGACCACTGGTAGCAGCATTGTCTCTTACAGGAGCATCAACAGAGTTAGTTGCCCAATCCGAAGGAACAGGCATAAAGTTTGTAGAATCAAATTTAGTAATATCACCAGGTTTAATTGTATAAAGATATTTCCAAATATAACCATCACCACTAGTACCAGCCGCTCTTGGTTCTAAGTCTGTGAAAGTTGGTTCATCTAGGGATGCTTTTCCTTCGGTGTTATCGGGGTCAGTTCCATTTTGAAGACAAATGTAAACCCTAAAATCAGAATTTATAACAAAATATTTGGCATCATATAAACTAATGGCATTGGATGGTTTAGAAGGATTCTCTGCTTTAATATCATTTCTATACATATCATAAGTAATACCAGATGCCCAAGTATGTTTAGGAACTACTTGTTTCACATCAGAAGATGTTACTTTTTTCAAAGCAATCATACTATCCCAATACTCATTTTCTTCATTAAAAGAATCTCTCGGATTGGGTGGAGTAGAATTCCAGTTAGTATCAACTTGGGTTGCATTGGGTAAACCGATCCACGTATAATATGAATTAGTTGTCGATGCTACACTAGCGACAAAATCTTTAGTATTTAATATACGAAGTTGATCCGTTATAATTGCGGCCATTTTGACAATTTTTTTAGTTATTTATTAAGTTTATTAAGCAGAATAATCTCTGGACTTCAGAGGTGCTACTCTTGTAATAAGAGCAGATGTAGAAAGTCCTGTAAACCCATTCTCTGTATATGCAGTAAATGCTTTAGGAGAAGTTCTAGAACCTAAAACAATCCTACCCCATGAGAAATTACCATAGAATTCACTTACTCCCATTCCCGATAAGGAATTGAAACTAGAAACACTAGTTGTTACTCTCGCAACATAAGTATTAGCAATACCAGGAGTAGAAGTTTCTGCAACCGAAACTGCAGCCACTTCATACACATTATCTATAAAGGTAGTTCCTATACCTATCACAGATCCATTTTGATATATAGATGTTAAACCATTTCCAATATTACTATTAGAAACTGTAAAGTAATATCCAGTTTGAATACCACTTATAGTAACAGCAGTTCCTGTTACAGTAGCATCTCTCATGAATGAATCAGTCGGAATATATAAATCAAACACAACACCAGTAGATGCAACACCTACCGTAGTAGTAGCAATTCCCACAATTATTCCAAAATCACCTTGATATGTATCTGATTCATTAACTTCATTTGTTGCTGATGGAACTTCAATAAGAACTTCAGGTGGAGTGGTAATAGTATAACCAGTACCAGGAGAAGTAACTGTTATTGCAGAAACTGCATCTCCAGTAAGTGTAGATGAAGCAGATGCTCGTGTAGTAGTTCCTAAACCAACAGCAGTAGCAATAATCACATCAGGAGCAGAAGTATATCCTGTTCCTCCGTAACTCACAACAACTGAAGATATTGTATTAGCAAGAGAAACAACAGCAGTTGCAGCAGCTGCTACGAGATTATTTTGAGATGTTATAGAAATCTTTTGAGTCTTAGCAGTTGTTTGGGATTCATTATCAGGATCAAAGAATGGTCTTATACTTTCTACATATACAATAGTTGATGCAATACCAACAGATTGAATAATAACTGTGGTGGGATTAACTAAAGCTTCCAATTCTGGTCTTGCTTTACTTATGATTTGTCCATCAATAATTTTATCAGTTTCCTGTTTAGTCCAATTAACTGTTCTTTCACAATCTGGATTACCGTTAATACCAACACCTACATATGCATTTGTATCAACAATATCAGTTGAAACAACATCAGTCACTAATCTGTCATCTTGAAGTAAAGATCTTGCACATAAATTAGCATCACCTTGAACTTCAAGAAGATCACCTTCCTTAACAGTTTCTAAAATATCTGTAAATGTAACATCAATATCACCACTTCCTTTATAGAAGAGAATCTTACAAGTATCACCATCAAATGTTCCATCAGGATTTGCTCCTTTAGGTGCTTCAGAGAAAGTCAAGACACTACCATTCTCAAATGTATATCCTTCACCAGGAACCTGTAAAACATCATTTACAAAGACTAATAATGCTGCTTGAACATCAATACTTGATCCTTCCTTTGCTCTAATAGTAACAGGTACTCCACCTTTCTTTAAAGTAAATGCTCTTTGAGAACCATTAAACTCACTAGTAATCTTATCTAATACTTCAAGTTCACCAAAGAACCATGCACTGAACTGATCTGACTGAGTTTCTTCTATAGTAATTTGGAATTCTTCAAATGTAACATTAGGATCAGTAGGAATACCAGTAGTTCCCATTTTAGGGATAGTTAAAACTTGACCATTATCATAACTATATCCAGTATTTTTTATTTCAAAATTAATAACACTCGAACCTTGCCCCACTACTATATCAACAGTTGCTTGAGTCCCTATACCAGTAGACTCAGAACTATAAATTAATGGAAGATTAGAATATGAAAGTGGATCATCAATAATTACATCTGGTGGATTGGTTGCTGTATAACCAGTACCTGGATTAGTAATTGCAATACTGACGATATGACCTCCACTTATAGCAGCAGTACCAATAAACTCAATATTAGGAACTCCTGTGCTTAAAGTTTGAAGACCTACATTAACAGTAGTTTGAACTCCTGTTCTATAACCAGATCCACTATTACCAATACTAATTGAAGTAATTGTACCAGCCGCAGAGATAATAGCAGTTCCACCAGCAGCAACAAGAGGTTGGTATCCTAAACCGTTAGTTGAACCCACTGATACAATCATACCCCTGACAGGAATAGAACCGCTATTAGGGTCATAGGCTTCGGATGTGGCTGTTCCTGTGAAAGTAATACTACTAATACCAGTAAGACCCTCAGATAAAGTATAATCTTGATCTACTGCTAATGTTCCTGTTGGTCCTTGGAATACACCATTTATAAGAACAGTACAGTTTGCAGTAGAGAATCCACCAACGTTTGCTTGATCTGATGTCAGAGTAAATGTTTTTCCAATACCATTAAATTCATCAGAAATATCATCAAAAACAACGTTCTCTATGTAAGGTCTATTTGCACTATCTTCAGCTGCAGATCTCATGAATGATCTTCCTTGGAACATTGAGAATGTTGTTATTCCTACCCAATCTCTACTCTCAGGAGGATTTGTTGTAGAACTCATAGGAGTAGGTCCTTGAGGTGCAGTAATAAAGTTAATTGTATTATCAATAATATTATAAGAACCTTGAATTTTACTTACAATTGAATTTGCAGTATGAACTCCAATATTAGTTCCCATCCAACCCCGATCTACTAGAATATTATTGGTAGCTCCAAACCCCACAGTATTAATCTTCATTATTTCTTCACTAATCCTAATCAAGTCACCACTAAAGAATGAAGTTACACCAATAGTTTCAAGAACCTTTGAACCGAATGCTAATTCAGTAGATATTCCTGTAGTAACAGCAGTTGCAACAATAGGAGATTGAATCGCATTATCAAGAGCAATTAAACATTTTGTATTTTGATCTTGTGCTGTTATCGTATGTGCAGCACCAGCACCAACTGATGATAAATGTAAGATATTTGGAACAGCTTTTAATGCATCTTCTGCACTCTTAGCAAACTTAATAGTACGTTCATCAATTTTAACAACGTAAGTTGTTGATGGTAAAAGATCAGTAGATCCATATCCAGAGATAGTAGTAGTAGCAATTCCAATTGGACTTCCCTCTTCCACATCATAAGAATATTGAACTTCTTCACCAGTAACATAGAAATGCTCTGGAATTGTAACAGTATTCTTAGTTAAATTAACAATTGTTGAATCACTACCATCAAATTCTCTTTGGAAAATATTTCTTCCATCATGTTGTAAATTAAATGCCCTAAGAACATCTGTTTCTGTACCAGTATAATCTCCATATCCTACACTGATAGAAGCATTATTTAAATCTATCTTATTAACAGTATCTCTGTCATCATTTCTAGCAGCAATCTCCAGACCCATTTGGAATACACGAACTGATGCAGCAATACCTGCATTCGGAGTATACATTAACTGAGTATGAGAAGTAGAAGTTGAAACTGCAGCTCCTACAGTTCCTATTCCTGTACCAGCACTAAGAATGCTTGCATACTCTGTAATATATGCTTCAGAACTATCGTTTAAGACAATTACTTCAGACACTTCATAAACATTATTAGTTGTATCTTCTACACTAAGTAAATAATATGCAGCATTATGATCATTAATTGCCGAGTCATTATTAATTTCATATTCAGCAATCTTATGTGCGAGTGGGGAAGATGAAGATGGAATTGCAGTAAATGCTGAATCTACAAATGCAGTATCAAAAATACCATCACCAAGATATACAGTTCCAATACCAGTTCCACCAGCTCCCGTATTAGCAGCTGCCATAGCAATAGTCAAAGTATCTACTGTACAAGCAACCCCTGCATTAGGAACAAAATCAATATTAAGAGGACCACTTGACATTGATGCAATATAAGTTCCTAATCCTGTTCCACTATAATCTTCATCAAATACCGTTGTTACTTGACCATACTCTAAAAGTTCTACTGTTGTACCATCATGAAGGATATTTAATTCATCAACTTCCCTCAGTCCATTATCAGAATCAATTTGAACTAGAATCTTTGCACTTCTATAGGTAGAACCAATACTAACAAGAGTGGTAGTAGTTCCTTCAGCAACAGATACTTGAGTTGATTTAATATCAACAGAACTTCCTAAAGCAGTGGATCCTACTCCTGCAACTGTACTGAGACCAACAATATCAAAACTAACTGCACTTATATTATAATCATTAACTTGATATTTTGTTGGATAGAAAAGAAGTCTTCCTTGATTACCACTAACATCAAAATCAAAACTTCCCAGATCACTTACACTCTCAACTCGACCATATTGATTCATAAATCCACTAGCCCCATTATGTAAAAGACTAACGAACATACATTGACGTTCTCCAGTAAAAGTCTTATCCTTAACAAGAGTAAAGAATTTTTTATAAGTTTGTTCAATATCAAAACTGTCAGCAACACCAAATCTTGTTGATCTTGGTTCGCTATTAAATTGTGAACTAATATCATCAATAACAAGAACTCTATTACCCACAGATTCAAAGAAATCAGTTAATATTCTTGAATTAAAGAAAATTTGATTAGATGCTAATCTATCATCATTAATACTCAAAGAATTTTCTGTAATTAAATCAAAACTAGGATAAGTATCTATTTTTATTTCACTATCTAAATTTAAAAATGCAACCAAATCACTATCATTAGCAATAATAGACTTCTCTTTTTCCTGTGTAGACTCTATAATCATATCACTAAATTTCAGGAATCCTGAAGGATGATTAAGAGTACTTACAGCCTCATCCCAAACTTCCATATCCACTTTAGATTTAATGGAATATGAAAAATACTGGTAGTAGTTATTGTCAGGTAATCTTTCAAGACTATTATTTAAAAATCCAGTATCTTTCATCCATCCATTAGCAACAATAGATCCTGCAGCAACTTTAACTTCTGCATTAAAATCAATCTTAGATTTAATTGTTCCTTGGGTATTTGAAGTTCTTCCTACAATAATATCTCCAACATCAAATTCAGTAGCTGATGATAATTTTAATAATTCAATACGATTGTTCCAACTTTCTACTACACCAAATTTTTCTTCGCACTGAACTTCTTCTCCCCGTAGGAAATTATTTTTCTTTAATTTAATATCAAATTTAGGAAAATACTTTTCAGGAACAATTATTCCAGCTGAATTTAATACATCAAAATTACCAGGAAATTCTCCTTCTCTCAAATATCCATCTAAACTATAAGTAACAACTCCAACACCTCCACCTAATGGAATATTAACATCAGTAAGAGGGAATAATGAATATTCATAATTAAGTGAATTAAATCCAGTTCCTGTAGTTCCTACTCCAACACTTACATTTTCAATTAAAACTTTATCTCCTACAACTAATGGAGCATCCTCACTAAAGGCAGTATTTAATCCAACAGTAACATTTTTAGTAGACATATCATAAGATATAGTCTTTATCTCAATACCATTTACATTAGATGTGGGTATAATAATTGGTGTAATATCATTAATACTCTTAGTATTTTCAAGAATAGTTACTTTAGTATCACCTACCTTATAGGTTAAATGAGCATCTTTAACTTCTTTTTTCGTTAATCCATCTAATACAACTAAATTAGGAGCTATTGTATAATTCTTACCTACAGAAGTAATTCCTACTTGACTTAAGGAATTTAATGGTTCCATTACAAGAACCTCTGATAAATTAAGAACAGGTCTTAATGTAGTATCAGTAGGGAAATCAAATCCAATATTCTGAATTTGAGTCGAATTAATTTTTCCAATAGTATCACTACTAGATTCAAGAATAGCCCCAGTACCTATACCTGATACAATAGAAGATACTCCTACAGTTTCAGAATAATAATTACCCTTAGACTGTATTGCAATATTTGCTATAGGACCATAAGCTGCGGTAGAACTGGTAGAATACTTTAATGCTGCTTCAGAGAGACTATAAGAACCTTTCTCTAAATCAGATAATACATTATAGGTAAAAGTAGTTGTAGTACCAATACCAGTGATAGCAAAAGATCCAGAATAAGCACTATCTTTTACATCTATCTGATTATACCCAACCACTTCTTTATCAATAATAAGTTCTTTTTTAATATCCGAAATTGTATCTCCCTGTACTGGAGTAAATTTATAAAATAATGCTTCAGGAAGATCATCATTAACTACAAGTGTCAGACCTGCATCTGTAGAAATTCCTACTGTGCCAGTCTTAGATACTTCAAATGTATTAGTTGTACGAGTGGAATAAAATACATCTTCAAAATCCCTATCAGTATATAAATCTAAGTTAAATGCTGAATAAGAAGCTAATCCAACAAAAGAACATAAAGAAGGATCTGATAAATTAAACTTAACTGTATTAGTTTTATAAAAATCTAAAGATGGATTAATAGGAGAAAGAGTACCTGCAGAAGCAGATGATATATTAACTACTTCGGGAGTAAATTCTAAAGATTCAAATCTACTTAAAGAAAGTTTTACTTTATTCTTAGATTGTCTAACAATATAATAAATTTTCTCATCCTCTAATCCTCCTGAAGAGGTAGATGCTGTATGAATTACTTTATCACCGTCATTTAATCCATGATTAGTAATAGTAATTGTATTATTAATGACATCAACATCCCCTGCAACGAATGATTTTGGATCAAAGACCATTCTTCTATTAAAATCATTATATTTTACTACGATATTCGTATGGATACCTGGTTGTGTATCCATTATTATTTCATCATCCAATGATAAACCGTGAGTAGACGCAGTAGCTACTGTAACTACATTCTTAGTTGATTCTCCCGTAACAACAAAATCTTTTATAGTTTTAAAACTATGATATACTCCTGTTCCCAATCCAGTAAACCTTAATAGCCCTCCAGACTTATTAGTGCTGGCAATACCTACAAAAGTACCAGTAGATCCAAGTCCAACTCTAAATGTAGATATTCCAATAAGATTGTTGGAAATTTTTCCAACATATACTCTAGATTCATTTGGTAAATTAAAGGAAGTAGTACCATCAGTAGAAACTCCAATAGGATCCCCACTATTAGTTCTATAACTTAAAAGATCGCCAGTATTTAATTCATGATCAGGTAAGAAAATAGATTGTGATGGAATATAAACTTGTGTTATTCCTGCACCAGGATTAGAGAAGAAAATAGTTGTTCCTATTCCCACTCCAGTAAGAGTACCTAGGCCTACTGCTTCTTTAGGTTCAAAATAAATTTCTTCAGTAGATTCAAATGTTATGTCATTTTGAGGTTTGGTATCAAAAGTAAATTTTCTAGAATCTTCAGTTATAATTGAAGTTGCTGTATGGGCAACAGATATAGTTCCATTTTGAGCTCTTAATACTCTTAATCTTGAATTCTTTTCATCAACTGCTAATACTTTTACTTTTTCTGTACCAATTCCAAGAATATCATTTTCTCCAATTGATAATAAATCAACACCTAAAGAGCCAGCAACCTTAAAGTAAGTAACTATACCAGTCACTCCTGTAGTACTTACTCCCCCTGTTAATGAAAGTGATTCTGTTCTAACACCAATTCTAAATCCTCCTTGCAGAGAACTAATTGAAGTATTAAATCCTGAAAGAGATACCAAATCATTATTGATAAAATTATGAGGTGAAGTAGAAATAGCGACATATTTTCCACTCGCATCAAAAGGAATAATCTCTAATTCAGAAATTGTACTAGAAGCAACGCTAACATTAGTAACATTTACTCCTTCAACTGCAGAAACTTTAGCTTTAGCTTCTTGAGCTCCTCTTAAAGGTTCAAAAAGTATTTTATCATTAACTTGATAATTTATTCCCCCTGTTAAAATACCAACAGACTGAATATCACCTACAGAAACATTAGTTACATTTACATTAAAATCATGATCTTTAGTAGGTTGGAATAAGAAATCATAATAAGAACTATTTTGATTTAAAGAATATGGAGTAGTATTTCTAAACCATTCTGTATTCTCTAAATTATAATCTATTTGATTTGATTTTAAATCAGCATTAAATGGATTGGGTTCTCCTTTAAAAGTATTTCCAATCAAATATGGAAATTCAGGAATTCTATACTTATTAAATGGTCCTGAGTTTTCAATAAGAGTAGGATTAATGGTAGTAAAATAAGCATACGTACCATTTGGATAATCAGGTGTTACACAAAAACGACCATTATGCTCGTCTAAATCTCCTGAATCATCAAATACATAATCTTCAACAAAAAATCCTTGAGGAAAATCGGATATAGAAGGTCTATTAGATAAGGTTGTTAGTTTATATCCTGACTTCATTGCCCTTACAATGCCCCCATCACGCTTTGTATATCCATAAGGACCATATATGGGGTATCCATCATAAGACCACCCTACAATCGGAGAATGGTACTCTGTAGCGACTTCCTGATCATTAACTTTCTCTAAATCAAAAAGACCATATTTTACATCATTATTTTGGTTTCTTACATATACCGATTCTCTTAATTTTCTAGGTGTATATAAATGGGTATATTGTATGCCTAGATTTGGAGATGGAGATGGATCTAAAATTCCATCATCAACAGAAATGATATCTAGATACTTATGGAATAAATTAACAGTCCATGTTTTAATACGAGCTCTAAATTGAGCATTTAAACCACTTGGTCTAATTCCCACAATAATATTACCTGTATATCCAATTCCAGCATTAGCTATTCTAACATCTACTAATTTACCATCACGGACAACAGGAACTAATTTTCCATAACTACCAGATCCATCACTAAAGATAGTTAACGTAGGTGGAGCATCATACCCAAATCCTTCATTAGTTACTACAGCTTCTTTAAGTCTCCCATTATCAATAACTACGCTAACCTCTGCATTAGTTCCTGCTTTTAGATCAAATAAAGGTTGATTATCATAATTTAAAATATCTGCTGATCCATATTCAGAACCAAAATTAGTAATTTGTACCGAATCAATAGATCCTCTAAATAAAGGTTGAATTTTAGCACTAAAATCTTGGCCACTAGCTGTAACAACACCAATTTGACCACTTAAGGTTACTGTTATGGGTTGATAATTGAATGAATGCTCTCCTGTACCTAATCCAACTGAAGAAAATCCAATATATTGCTTTGTATTATAATAATGATCTTTTGCAGTAGTTCCTACTCCTACACTGGACAATTTAAAATTATCCTCATCCACAGCAGTAACATAATAATCAGTATTTGAAGTTATACCCCCAATACAGTCCTTTTTAGGTCCAGTAAAGGAATAATTGAGAATTTCTCCTGATTTATACCCATGATCCTCAATGTATATCTGGTTAAGAGAACTGCTAATTCCTGCATCTGAAATTATAACTCTTTTCTTATTCTCATATCCAGATCCACTGTTTACAACTGAAATACTAGAAATAATTCTTTTCTTTTCAAATGTTTGAAATTCATGAACTCCTTCACCAAAATTTGTTAAAGAAACAGTATTTACACCTGCCTTAATAGCTTCTGTTGAATTAGTATAAAGTTTGATTGTAGATACACCTACTGTATGTGCATAATAAATTGAATCGGTAGAAAGTCCACCTACAGCAACTCCACCATTTGTTTTATAAATTACCTTTTCACCATTTTTAAATTTATGAAATGTAGAAAATCCTATTGTGTCATTCTCTAAAATAACCCTATCAGACCTATTTGTACCTAAACCAATCGCATTAAACTCAACATTATGATGCTTAAATATAGTATTACTAAAGGCTTGAGCACCTGTACCATTACCACCTGTTATAGTAACAATAGGATCGGAAGTATAATCATATCCACTATCCTCAACATCAATTTCACTTAAAGTACCTTTAACTGCACATATACCTGTTGCACCTGAACCTACATTATCTTCCAAATGTAAAAGTGGAGGATTAATAACATCATAATTCCTTCCTGAAGAAGTTACATCAATTTTTTCAATAGTTCCATAATAAACAGTATCTTTTGCTTTATAATTTAAAATTTCAACACCATTAACTAATATACCTGTTCTATTGCCTGGTTCAGTTATAAACTTACCAGCTTTAGGGTTAGGAGACTTTATTTCTCGGAGTAATAACTGATTATCTACTTTTTTACCTTGAAAATCAAAAGGTCTTAAAGTATTGGATGTAACAATACCCGATACTGAAATAAATTGCTCATTATCGATATTAGTTCTACTCGAAGAAAGTTTTAATTGGTTAGAGTTAACTCTCTTCACATAGAAAACTCCAGGATCTATCTGAGGGAACTTACTCGTAGTTTGAACCTTATTTCCTAAAAAATCCTCTTCTTCAGTAACAAAAGAATCATAATAAACTGCATCTCCAGTATAATAACCATGATCCTCTATATCCAAGAAACTAAAGGTATCCCCATTATAACTACCAGTTAAAGTAAGTTTTCTATCATTAAAGTCTAAAGGAGCATTTTCATAATTTGGAATGGAAGAAGAAGCAACTAAAAGATCGTTATTAAACTTTAAATAAACATTTTGAACATTTGAAAGATAATCATCAATATATTGATAATCTTCAAGATTAACATCAACGTTACTTCTTAAAATTTTTCTCTCAATAGTAGAACTAGCACTAACAATACGACCTTGACCTTTAACTGAAAAACTATATTCACTTATAAGTTCCACAACTGAAGAATCTTGTGTACTTCCTTGAGTATCGGTAATAACAACTTTATCACCAACTTTTAAATTATTTTTATCTTGAGTTACAATATTATAAGTAAAGTCTGATTCATCTACTAACGTTACTGATTCTATATCATACTTTATAGCTAAATTATAGAACCAATTATCTACTTTTGGTCCAGATGTAGTAATTCCTAAACTTTCTACTTTTGCAACATCATTTTTATCATAATAATAAGTGTCTTTGCTAATGACAGGTTGCGAAAGAACATTTCCGATTCTTACATCTACTTTAGTCGTTGTTCCTATGCCCACATATGCATATGCATGAACATTTAATCTAATATCCTTCTTTAAAGCAATAGAATCTTCACTACCAATACCAATAACACTAGTATTAGCTACTCCTACTCCATAAAACTGGTTAATAGACTTAGAACGATATGTTAATATACCAGTAATACCTGAATCATAAGTTGTTACTAATTCCCCTGTTGCAGGAAACCCAATTGTTGAATCTACATCAATAACACTTGAACCACCTGAAACTTGTGTTACTATTTTAGTAATAGGATGAGCAGAAAATTCTCCATAAACACTTCCCCGTAGAGAGATATCTGCAGAATATCCATAATCAGTTGAAAATTGATAAAATTCCTTATTATTATCTAATATTTTCTCAATATCGGCAATTGGAGCAAAAGCTTTCCTTATTCCGTAATTTGGATATGCATCTTGGAATAAAGTGCAATTTAACAGTTTGGAAGGATCTCCAGATAGAGATTCAACAACCATATTTTTACCAAGTCTATAATCAGCATCAGATGGTCTAAAAAGAAATTCCCTTGGTCTTATTATTTCACATTGTTCTCCATATAAAGCACCAAAAAGGATTCTAAAGGATTCATCACTTCCTTTTGATTGATAAAAATCTCTAACTCTAGAAATAAAAAGTCTTTGATTTAAATCTTCATCCAATTGTCTATTTTCAAAACCAGGAGAATATAAACCTTTAATTTTAATTAAAAATCTAGCAAATAATAATGCACTTAAATTTATTATTTTTGCACCAACTACATGCTTTTGAATATTTGACTCTGAAAAAGTTAATTGGTCACTATGAAGTGAATTATATGCCGTTACTCCACTAAATCCTCTAATACATCCTTTAAAAGCATTACTTGTTTTTTCTTTATATAAAATTATTTCATCATCTATTTTAATCAAACCAAATCTTTCAGGAAATTGATATGTACCAATAATCCCCTGTGATAAATCAAAAGATGCGGGTATTTCAGTAGTTCCCTGATTAATATCAGTTCTTAATATAGTACTATCAGAATTAGTAGTTAAAGTAACTAACTTAACATATTCATCTATATTTTGTAAAACATCAGCAGAAGCAGTAGGAGCTTCCTGAGAAGTATAGTACTGCTGTAGAAATTCCCCCAATAATGGGAAATCAGTTTGTACAAAAGATGGAAGTTGAGACTCAACTATACTTTGTATTTGAACTCTTGTTAAATCGGTTGATATCATTTTTTGTATATGTTAATCTTAGTAAGAATATAAAAGTTAGTATCCACCACCGCCTCCTCCAGTCATTCCACCACCTCCTGTGGCAGTTGTAGGAGTTCCTGTAGTTGCACCCATCGTCGTTACTCCTCCTTCATTTGCAATTGTTGCTTGTGTAACTTGCATGGTTGTACGTCCATCAGGATAGTATGTAACAGTCTCTGTTCTTCCTGCTGATGTGGTTGTTGTGGTATATGAACCATCAGGATTATTAACGGTTTCACTCGTTGTAGTCACAGTTCCATCGGTATTACATCCAAAATGAGGTGTACCACGAACTAACTCATTACCACCATAGTTATCAGCAGGATCTTCAGTGTCACAAGCAGCATTTATATCAATACCACTTCCATTTCCACTTCCATCATCACCATTACCATTTCCTAGTTGTAAATAGAGATCATGTAATCCCTGTACATTATTAGAACAAGGAACTGAATCAAACTCAATCACAGGAAAATCATAATAAACATCAGTATCTACAATATTAATAGGAGCTAATTTAATTTCTCCATGTTCATAATCAATAGTACCTACATTTTGTTTTACAATGTCAGCTTGAGTTGGTGACATTAATCTAAACAAGAACATTGTTCCTTTGGAATGATCATTTTCATTTGGTTTGTCTGAGAGGTATACCATTCCTTGTATCCCTGAAACATGGAATCCAGTAGTTCTAATATTATGGCCTTTGCAGTTTTTAACAAACATGCAATTTCCAAAACATAATTCGTATTCCGCAAAACTATTTAACGCCACTCTCAGATCCCTTCTGATCCTTATGGAAGTAATATTAGAAGTAATAGATGGATCAGCACCATCAATCATACATTGGAATTTACTAAAATTAAAAGTTGCTCCGAATTTACCTAAATCTCCACTATTAATATATTCTGCAATAGCATTTATTATTGCATTTATAATATCCTCAATAGATTTCCCTAAATTGCAATTATAATATGCATTTATGTCTGGTTCTATGTACAAATATTTTAAATCTGTCAGTTCTAAGTCAATTCCACCTACATTGTACTTTCTAACTGTATTTTTAAGGTTTTCTTTAAGTGCATTTGACAAATAATTACCATTTGCAGGTTTTACAGCACAATAAACCTTTCCAAATCGAGGAGGACTCAATTCTTCTCCCCCATAACATGAAATAGCTTCGGTTTCAGGGAATACATTAGGAATTAATGCTTCATAATCGTCAGCAGTAACGGCTCTGTTCTGTGATGCATAAACTCTTGGACCATATTTCTTAATAGAGTTTATATCTTCAATAGGAGCACCTCCAAAAGACCCTCTATTACGACCACCAGTACCAGTTCCACCAGTACCAGTACCACCAGTTCCACCAGTACCTTGACCACCTCCTGTGACGTTAAGTAGAGAAATACCAGAGGTTAATGCAATTCCACCAGCTCTACCATCAGTTAATACTCCACTAAAACTAAGAGCATTTATTCCATTTCCATCTGCTCCACTACATACCACATAAGAAACTTCAATATAACTAGGTGCTTCAAGTTTTTTACCAAAAATACCATCTCCAAAGATCAATTCATACCTTTCTCCTTCTATTTCTTGTATCCAATAGATGGCTGATTCACTATTTACTTCAAAAAGAGTCTGATTTGTTGTATAATGTCCATGACAACTCGTTACAGCACCTGTTTGATTATAAATTCTACTTGTATTTGAGTTTCTAGAAGGTTTTATTGTAACTTTAATAGTAGTTGTATCAATTCCACTATTTGGAAGAATAAATCGTTGTTTTGGATCATAAGAATCTACTGTAAAGTTAGTAGTAATATATGTTCCTTCAAGAAGTTCAATATTACTGAATAATGCTCTATTATTATTAACTGGTCTTGTAATATTATCTAATGAACAGAAGGTATAACTTTCGTTTGCAAATGCAGTTGTAGTTGCTACTATTCCTCTACTTAATTTAATATTTTGAGGTTGTGAAGAGTATCCTGAGGTATCTACGTAAAATGAAATATTAACTCTTGCTGCTCTTCTTGATCTAGGCAAATATCCAATATTTTGTATCAATGAAACTACATTTTCCCGTAATGTAGCACTATCCAGGAACACCTCATTCGATACCATGTTGGCATTGTAGGAGGTGATATACGTATTATAGGCAAGTATATCAATAATTGAGGATAAATTAGATCCTTCAAAGTCATAATCCGTAAATTTGGAGTTGGCTCTGAGATAATCTTTTATCGATACCTTAATCTGGTCAAAATCCAGATTAGTAAAGTTAACTAATGGCATTTATCTTGTTGGTATTAGCACAAATGACAATTCTTGGGGTGGGATATCAATTCCAACGACTTCATAAACAATTAATACGTCCATATTATAGCTATCAATGTTAGCATTCACACTAACTCTAATTAATTTAACTCTTGGTTCATAATTTTCGATAACACTGATGATTTCTGACCTTACAGACATCGCTGTAATGTCATCAACGTTCTCAAATAAGAGATTATTGACTTGTGATCCCAAGTTTTCATTAAAAAAACGTTCTCCAGGAGTGGTAAGAACCAAATTCCTAAGAGAACGAGCAATAGCTGTTGCATTTTTAATCGCAATAAGGTCATTGGTTAAAGGATTAACCTGAAAAGACATACTAATGTCCTTAAATGACTTACTTATACGTTGGACAGGCACTATTACTTAGCAAATATAACTTTATTTAGCACCTTATCCACTCACTTTTTACTTTCCTTGACCTCTCGTGCGTTTTTTTGCTTTATTTCGAGAGGAGGCGGCATATTTCGTGTGTTTTCCTCTTCCTTGACGAGTTTTTTTCGGTACGGCTTCGACAATTTCACCTCCGATAGCACTTCTCATCGGCATTTTTAAGATTCCTCCACTTTTAGTTCATTTGGATCAAGTTTATTTTCGTAAAAATCTGTTGATAACTCATCTAAAATCTGAGCACACTCCTCAATACTCAAATTTTGGTGAATTTTATGTCCCTTATGGACAATTTGGTACTTTTTACGAGACACGTCGGTTAAATAACACGAGTTTTTTCGTGACCAACACGTATTCGAGGGTCACACCAGATATCATAACCTGCATCAATGGCATCTAAACAGAAACTAACGTCTTCTCCGCACATATCTTGTACTGCTCCAGACTCAAACTGTTGCATTTTAGGTGCGAACCAAGGATATGTCATCTTTTCGTCTTCAAATACACCATTTTTGATCATTACCCAACCAAAACCTGTGTAATCTACAGTGAAAGGCTTGCGACGTTTGCTGATCGACTCCACTGTTTCGTGATTCATGACTCCACCATTCTTACGGAAATCATCTTCTTCTAACCAATGTGCGACAGATGTAGTTTGCCCATCCTCTGTAGCATACCAACCAGCAGATATAGGACGCTCTTCTGTTCCTTCAGCAGGTAATGCAAGGTCACATAATTGCCAGAACTTGTTAGTATCAAAGACAATATCCGAGTCAATCCAAAGTTGGTAATCATATTCTAGTTTACCATCCCAAGGTATCTGATTAGGACCACGAAGAACATTTGCACCTAATACTTTACAACGTGCAAAGTTTACCATAGAAGAGTAGTCTTGTGAGATCTGAATACTCATTCCATTCTGTACCATGTCAAAACATAGTTGTACAAAATTCTTTAAGTAAATGTATGATACTCCTCTACCTGGAAGACAGAATACAATCTTCTTTCCTTTCCATCTCTCCTTAATAGCTGCAATATCCCATTCGTCTTGTTTCTTCTTGGGTTTGGGTGGAACAGTTTTTACTGTAAATCCTTTTGCCATAGCATTGATTGAAATTTCATCTCAATTATAACATCTCTGTATATAGTTGTCAATATGAATCTTCTTCCCACATAGGAGTTGGGAGAACCCTACCTGGCCCACCAACGCCGCACTTTGCTCCTAGTTTAATATATGATAAATCTGATTCCGTATAATCTGTCTTGAGTAAACCAACCATTACCTTTAACATCTCCCATGTACATTCAAACTCTTCTTCAGGGAGATTTGCATAAAGACATCGATCTTGTGCGTAGATATGATAGGTGGTTTCGTCGTACATAAGTAGTCGTTTTCACTTATTATTATATATTAGCTAAAAAGGTTTTGAAAGGGGTTTTTACCTGAGAAAATTTTTGGCGGTTTTTTTATATACAACTCGATCTGTCACCTCTGTAGGTTAGGGTCTCTTCCTTTTTTATAAACGGCAACGCCCCACGGCACGGCATCAACGAACGACGCATAATACTGTCCATACGCATATAACAATTATAGCATATTCGTGCCATAACTGTCAAATAGCAACCACACAGTTTGTAACAATAACACTGAGCAAACTGTCGGTCTTAAGTAATTACCAACTGACAGGATTACTCATGTCTTCGATAACACTTTGGCATGTCTCATTGTCTTGTAATTCAAATACTTTCTCCCAGCTAATATCATGTGGATTAAAGTCACTTAGTGTTTCTAATTCTAGGGTTATTCTATACTTACTCTTTGTCTGTTGATTGTAAAGAACTGACATGGAATTAGCCTGTGTAAGTGTTACTGAGTTATCATAACATACTAGAGAGTTGTTGTCAATAACTGTATGCATATTTATGTACTATTCTTCTTATATTATGAAATGAAGATAGACATAAAAAATATTACCGAGGGTCTTGTAATATTTGCGAGTTCGTGTTATAATCGACTCGCTAAGATCACTACAAGAACTATCATTTATCAACACAATTTCCACACTAATTAACACCTTTTCCACAGATATTACACTACATTTATAACAACTTGTGGAAAACGTTTAGAAAACATACATATATTTAATTTGCTATTTATTAGACCAAAATAACACTAATTACAATAGTTTTCCACAGAAACTAACAAGAACTGTGGAAAACTTACCATTTATTCTTATTAATTAGATCAGTATATTTCTCCTTATAATATTCTCTTTCCTCTTCATTTATGTGTGGGTTATGCATATGAATTGAGCAGTAATCTATCCACTGTTTATCACTCCAATGCTGTTTCGGTTCTGAATAATCTTTCCACATATTACTCTGTTAGACTATTAGTTAACTGTTGAATCTTTGCCCAATAAAATCTTCTATCTCCCTCTGAATTGTCTGGTTGATTGTATGCATCATAGAGACGATTGAGGGCTTCTAAATGTTTACTACTTACAGGACTTCTACCATGTCGTGTATACATTTGTTCCATTAATCTTC